GTCTCCTTGACTATGAACGGATTATTATTGAGAACGGAGGAGGGATAGAATCTCTTCTGCGGACTGTGCTTGATTCAAGCGCTGGTCCAAATCCATTCCTCTGTCTGGTGTGATTGCACCTTGTGTTAGAATATCTTGCTGACGTAATGCAGCTAAGTCATTCTGGTTTACGGGTGCTTCGTCAGTTACCTTGATTCCAAACAAGTCTGCGTTATCCTCGAGCCAGCTTGACACTGTCTCCTCGTTAACATCATCCAAGTCTTTCATCACTAGGCGTGCTGCCTTTTGATTCACACCCTTCTTTTCTAGGACCTCTTTGACGAGTCGCTCACGCTGCGCTTTGGAAAGTGTCTCAAGTTGCTCAGTAAGTTCCTTGATTCTTTTCTCATCTGCACGCTTGGCTTTGCGTAACTTCTTTAACAAGTCACTGCCATCACCTGCAAATTGGTCTTGAGTATCTAGGTCGTCGTCTTCATCATCCCAGTAGTTGTTGCTCATAGCAACGTTCCACCCTTCTATTGTAGTTAGTCGCAGGCCACAGTTCTGTTCGGGGAAACAGGCTGGCTCCTACTCTCGGTCTTATACGCTGACGGGGCCGATAGGTCCGTTCAGGATTCTAGAATTGTCCTCTTGAAGTCTGGCTCAAGGAAGTTCTTCCTAGTCCAGATTGTCCAGAGAACTGCGCTACTTCGCGCTGTGTTAGACGCTCACGGCGTCGTTGTGCTGAAGCCAACTGGTTGAATACTTCTTGTTCAGCTTGACTCAAGTCGTACTCCTCCATCGTTGCTCCATAAATTTGTGATAGCTTCTCAGCTGTAGGTAGAATATTAGCAATGGTTGCGTATCCTCTTTGTGCTTCAGCCTCAGTGATACCCTGTGCTGCAAGCTGCTCTGCAACTCCAACTCCAGTTTCAATACCTTGTATTCTAGCTGCTGTGCCAATTTCAGCTGCAGCAATCTGACGCTGAATCTTCTGTGCTTGCTGATTAGGGTCAAGAACATAAGCAACTAGGTCTGCCTGACCAATGCCATAGTAATCTCTTAATGTACGAGAGATAGCTGGGTCAGCATTTTGCACACGCTGCACAGCCATAGCCACTCTATCCGAGAGCTCAGCCGCTGATACATCATTCTCAATGAACTGACGTACATACTCATCGTTATCAAACTGCTTTAATCCATAAGTGCGAAGGGTTTGGCGATAGGCGTCTTCAACTCTTATGTACTCACCAGGGGTTAAAACCCGTAGGCCCTTCTTTAGACGAACTTCATTAGCTGCAAATCGAGCCTTGTATGCCTCTGATTGGCGAAGCTCGACAGCAAACTCTGATGGACTAACATTCTTCTGAATCAAACCACGAAGTGGTTCAACAAGGGCAGCTAATCCTAGCGCATCCATCTCTTCGTACAATACATCAAAAGCAGATTGACGTGCCTCTAAATCTTTGGCTGCTTTAGCGGCAGCAGAGTCAGTAGCTGGCTTGGACGATAAACTAGCAATGGTATTTTGCAAGCTTGCAATAACAGCCAGTAGCTCAGAAATTGAACTGTCACCGCTCACCGCTGCAGTTGCAGTGCTTGTTGATGTTGTAGCAGTTGCAGTACTAGTGGTAGTAGTAGCTGTTGCGGTTGCGGTAGTAGTAGTAGCAGTTGCTGTACTAGTGGTAGCGGTAGCAGTACTAGTAGTAGCAGTAGCTGTTGCGGTTGTGGCACCGCCCCAAGTAGACATCGTAACTGTTTTTCTTTCACCAGTCTTTGGGTCTACTACAGTATTACTTCCAGCGTCATAGGTTGGATTCGGTGTTTTAACTAATTTGTATTCACCACCGGAACCGCCAACTTCCTGTCTCCAAGCATAGTCATAAACATAAACGTCTGGTTCTGGCTTTGGCGGAAGCTTCTCTTCAGCTGCGGCTTTTGCTGCTGCCTGCTCTTCAAAATACTTCTGCCTGCGGGCCTCAGATGCAGCTGCTACTTCTTTTTCAATTCTAGCTCTGCGTTCTTCTTTTGTTTCTTTAGCCACTATAGCACTCCGAAATCTGTTCCGATTTGATAGATAGCATTGTATACAGACTCACGGGCATTATCGGTGTATTGCCAACGTGCATCTTTTCTCAACTCTTGTTCGAACATCCATACTGGCATAACTGCTGGCTTGCCATCTTCTGTATACTGTAATGCCTTACGAAGTAGTGGGTCACTCCAGTCAGCAGAGTCTGGGTCAATTTCTAGAATATTAGACATCGATGCCTTATAAGCTGAACCAATACTGTCAACTGATTCGCCACTCAAAATCTTATCTGAGTACATTGGAAAGGCACTAGCTGAATCCTGACGAATCTTTGTTTGGATATCGTAGGCTGTAATTTTGCCAGAGAATACTTCCTCGGACCAGCGGTTGTAGTCGGCATCTGAATACTTAAGACCAAATGCTTTAGCATAGGAACGCAGGTCGGCAATAGATGCGCCAGTTGCGCCACCGATTGCTTTACCGCTGTTAAGGGCAAGCGCCTTGATATCAATCTGGCTATCTGTCTCAGCGTTATCGTATGCTATTTCAAGCATGTCTTTAACCGCTGCGCTGTTAGGGTCTAGAGTAATACCTGCTTGGATTAGTCGCTTAATCTGTTCATCAATAAAGCGATTAAGTTCTTGTGTATAAACACCAAATTGAGAAAGCTTCTTCTTGATTCTTTTATCAGATTCAGGAAGGGTATTGATGTAGTAGTCGCTGTCTTTAAATGCTAGCTCAGCACCAGCTATATCATTATCTAAAAGTAATGCCCAAGCTTTCTGTAGGTTAGCATCATTAGGATACTTATCTAAGAACTGTTTCATAAAGCCAAAGGCTTTACCAGCAGCTGCTGCTTGCTCTGGAGTTAACCTGTTTCCAGTGTCTCCAGCGGCCGGCTCATCTTCTTCAGTAATTACAGGTTGGTTAGGTACAGACTCCGGAGCTGCGCCTTCATCTACTTTTATTGTGCTAGTAGTAGATTTGACCATCACGCCATTGGCGTAATTAACTGAACCATTAGCCCACTTTACAGTTCCGCTGAATCTTTTACCATTGTATAGCAATGGGTCGGTGCTTGTACCTTTTCCGGTTAGCTTATTCCAATCGCCGTTAAATATACCTTTGGCACTTAAACCTTCAGCCATTTATCAGCTCCTCATCCATTGCGAAAAGTAATCAGTAGCTTCCAGGCTTTTAGCCTCAAGGAAGTCCTGATTGTTTTCATCGTAGTATTTATTAATCTTAGCTTGAACCATGGCGTCAGTTACGCCTCCAGTACGCTTAACAATTTTCTTACCAGTCTTAGGGTCAACAGTTGTAGTTGTTGTTTCGCCCTTTTGGTATAATTTTTTAATATCATTAAATAGATTCTGAAAAACTGGGTCAGTATCGTCTGGTTCTTTTCTGATTAACTCAAATAATCTACCCTTTAGAATTTGCTTTAACTCAGCATCCTTAGGTACATCAAGATATGTAGTTACATCAGGCTTGGCTCCGCCAGCCTTTGTGATTGACATATTCAGAATGTCGATAGGTGTGAACTTAGGGCCTTTGCCTGCAGCGTATAGTTGAGCAGACTGTTGAACAACTGACTGCCATGTAGCAAATGCATCTAGCTGCGTAGCACCTGAGTTTCCTGCAGCTACCAAGGCGTTAAGAACTTTCTTTTGTACAGTCTTATCTGTCCAGAAAGAGTTAACGACATCATTAGTCATAGCTACATTGTCTGTCTTAGCTGTGTACATGCCGCCAGTAGGGCTTTTTACTGTGCCCTTCTTCTGTCCCTGATACACCAAAATGCCAGCACCCACGCCGCCTTGAGCGAATACGTCAGCTGACAAATTAGGAATAGTATTCTTAAGTTCATTCCATAGCTTATCATCTATACCAGTAGGCAATACATCTCTAGCAGCTGCAGCATTAACATCTCTTTGTTGCTGGTCTGTAAGTGGCTTTTGCTCTGATGCAGTTACCTGCTTGCGAAGTGCAGCAACGCTCTTGCGAAGACGTGCTACCTCTTTGCTAGCCTTCTCGATACCAGGGGTAGTTTCCTTGCCCTGTACGTCAGCGGCCTGTTGAGCCGAAGCAAGCAATGTCTCAGCTTTACGGAGCTTCTCTTGCTCCGCTGTTAACCGTTCTTTTACTGTCGCCATATCACATTCCGCTATCTAGGTATCTGTCGAATATCATATCTCTTGATAGATATCTTTCGTATATATCAGCAAACTCTATATCTCCACCTTTAAGCTGGTTGACATAGAAATCAAACATCAGTCTCAAGTCAGCATTAGATTTGGCGTCAATGCTTTGGACTGCGCGAGCCTGCAGCTTTCTAGCAAACTCATCTCTTATCTTAAGGTATAGCGCAACTGATTTCCAGGTTACATCGTCGGCATTATCAGCCATGAAGGTTCTATCGTTTACAATCTTGCGTAGACCTACGATTGTTTTGGCTGTCTTTAGACCATCAACATCTTTGTAATCTTCATACCAAGCTGATGGGGTATCAGTCTGCTCACCAGTTGCTGGGTCAATCTCGGTAGCTAGAGCCTGGATTACTGAAGCCTTGATATTCTTCAAGTCTTCTGCACCAGTCTGCTCATAAGATGTCAGGCCACGCTTCTGTAGTTCTAAGTCAAGCAAAGCCATAGACTTACGGTACTTAGCCCATCCCTCACGTGCCTGGTTCTGACGAGCTGCCTCAACTGGAGTCTGCTTGCCACGGAACTTCTCAGGTGTACCAGGGGAGATTGATGTCTCTGACTGCCACCAGTAAGCTGTAGGGTTATACTTAGCAGCATTGCTGCCACGGGTGATTAGACCAATAAGGGTCTGGTCATCTCCTGATACATCAGCAATAAGGTTCTTATAGCGCTTAGCATTCTGTACATCATCCATTGTAGCACGTGAACCTGTAGGGTTCTTTGACAATGTAGTAGCGAATGAGAAGTACTCAGGGAAATCATCTAGGAACTTAGCGTCAGCATTGATGCCATACTGCTCTGAGTATTGACGCCACTTGTCCATATAGAAGCGGTAAGGGCTGTCAAACTGTGGAGCAAAAGGCAGAAGCAAGGATGCAGCTGTACGCATATTGTAGTATGCGTTAACCTTCTTGACAATCTCGCCCTCAGAAAGATATGGGCGCATCTCTTCTCTAGCCTTCTGTTGTTCAGTTAGCCAGATAAGCTGGAACATCTTAGCATAGTCAGAGCTGTTCTGACCCTCTAGCTTCTCCCATTGACGACGAATCCATGTAGGAGCAAACTGCTTGATAGAAGCATCTGGTCCATATGGGAAAGCAAAGCCGATAACCTCTGATAGTTCTGGCTTCAACTTCATTACGTTAGCCACAGGGATAGCACGTAGTGGGCCCAGGTTAACACCAAATGGGTTACCTTGGAAGGCCACATCTAGGCTTCGCTTGCTAATACCAACCTGGTCAAGGGATGATAATCCCTCTCCGATAATTGGAAGCTTCTTAAATACTGTAGGAACCTGTAGCCACATTGTGTCATCAGGATTGTATGACTGATTAGGTGGTACCGGTTCGCCATTCTCATCAGTTACTAGGCCTAGACGGTTAGGTGCGTTCCAGATTAACTGTGCACGGTAGATAATCTGTGGGTTATTAGCACCGATTCTAAACCAAGTCTTAAGCGCATTCTCTTGTGCAGAGAAGAACGGCATAATAAATCGCAATACGTGAGCTGCATTAGTGCGGCGCTCTACGTTATACAGGGTAGACTTTACGCCCTTTAGAGCATCAGCACGGGCTGACTTCTCTAGGGCAAATTGAATAGCCTCAAACTCTTCACGGGTAAGTGTCTTACCACGTAGTTGTTCGATTGTACCTAGACGCTCAGTTATGCTCTTACGATACAAATCAATAAACAACGGGTGACGTGCCCATGCATCTTCAGGCATTGTGGCTAGCCACTTGAATGATTGGTTGATAACGTTGCGTGCAATGCCTACGCTCTTGAGGTTTAAGTTCTCATCTAGTAGGTGTCCGTGTACAACAGGAAGTTTATCTGGGTCCTTAACTGCAGCACGCAAGAATCCTTCAGATATCTTTGCACCTGTTCCAGTAGGTCCACCAAACAATAGCTCTTCACGAATACCATATCCATCTGGGATATAGTTATCAACAAAGCCTTTAACTGTGTTGACATATTCGATAGCATCTGTACGGGCTAGGTTCAAGCGGCTTCTTAAGCCAGCTTCACCTTCTAGCCAACGACCTACATCTTCTACTCGTTCTCCGGCGATAAGCCTACGAACTACAGCAGAGTTCATGAAGTCTTCATTAATAGCCTTAGTCCAGGCTTGGTAGTACTGTGGGTCTTCAGGACGTACAGCACCACGGCTCTTCGACATAATACGTGGCCCATATAGGGCTGAGTAATCCTGTAGCAATGAGCGGAATGATGTATCAGATGATGACAACTCACGGAACAATTCACCGTTAGGGCTACCGAATGAGTCATTAACTGTGTATACTACACCATCAGCACCGCTGATTGTGCTAGCAATATCAAAGGTTCCTTCACCTTGTTTAATCTTCTTGGAAGGAATAGCAGCCTTTTCTAGCTCTGATAGATAGCGATTCTGCCCATCATATACTGCCATCTTAGTCTTTAACTCTTGAGTTAGAGCTACAATCTTACCAGTAATGTCAGCATTCTCTGGGTCCATAGCTAGCTGACCATCAAGTTTCTTTAGTGCTGTCTCGCGTACTGATATTTCTTTACCTAAATCACGTAGGTTTCTACGCACAGTATTAACGTCTGGCGTATCTACCATCTTAAATCTATCAACAAGGCGTGACTTGTTTGCGTAATCAGCAACATTGTTCATCAAGTTACGGCTACCGGGGCCCAAGTGACGTAGAGAAGCCATAGCTCCTACAGTTGCCCAGATACGTAACTGTGAATCAACTGCGTTACGGACAGGATAGCCTAGGCGGAGAAGTACCGAAGCTTTCCATAGGTCAGAAACAGACTCTTGAATGTCAATTGCACGGCCAGTAAGGGCCTTAATTACACTCTGATTAGCACCGATAACTCTATCGATAGCATCAAAGTCAGCAATAGGTAGGAAGTTTGCTGTCTGAGACTCAAGAAGTGGTACTCGAATCATGCGATTCTCTACCGCATCCCACAAGAAACCTTCTTCTCTAATCTCACGCATCTTACCAGAGCGTGCAGCAACGTGAAAGTTAAACAAATTCTCAGCAGTTTCTAAGTCAACTCCATGTTTAGCTGCTACTCTACGGTATCCAACGTTCTCTAGCTCATTAACAACTAGGCCACGTGCCTCAGGAGAGGCTGCAGCAGCATAACGTGTGACGTATTGTGCGCCTTCATTGTCATTCATTAAGCCTTTAGCGCGTAGGCGCTCTACAGTTGCTGTGATTTCACGGATAGATTCACCATCATTGAGGTTAACCATACCACTAGGACGCTCACGTTGTGTCCATTGTACCACAGAATAAAGCTTATGATAAGGAGTTGGCTGGTACATTGTTACATTTGGTGTACCAACTTCACGATTATAGTATGGAACTGTGCGAGCTGTAGCCTTAAACCGGCCTGTTGCAGCTTCTCCACGTCCAATACCACGTGTTGCAGGGGCTTCTTCAGCGATACGCTGTAATTGCCCAAAATATCTGTCATGCTCAGCCCAAGCTGAGATATAGTCCCTATCTGCCTGGATTTCATCAGGTGTGCGCATCAAGAAGCTAAGCATTCCCTCTTCTTGCTGTCCAAGCATTGTCTCTTCTTCACGAAGTAGAATCTTTAGGGAGGAACGGTCAAGCTCTCCGTTAGCAATGCGTAGTGGCTCAGCTAAATCTGGACGACGCAATTCTTCTAGGCGCTTGATTCCTGAATCATCACCAAGAATTGCAAGCATTGTATCCATTGCTTCTTCTTTGGTACGTGTCTGGCCTAGCAAGTAAGCAACATCTGTCTCATTGTTTGTTGCTCGTACCCATGGATGAGCTGCTGCCCATAGGGCATCATTGTTTGCAAAGTCTTCAGCTAGCTTAGTGTAGTCATTGATTACATCACCAGCACGTGCAGCCCTGATTCCTTGGATAGCTTCCCAAGCATCATCAACGCTACGAATAGTTTTAACTGTTTTACCAATAACAAGTGTTGGGTCTAGTGCAAACTGTGCAATTGTGTCAATAGAGCCTGATAGAGCTCTACCAAATACGCTCTTCTCAAAAGCATCTTTGCGTTGTTTCTCATCATAGATATTAAAGTCGCTATCTAGAAACTCAGGTGTAATCTGGTCAGGCAATAATTTAGCTGGGCGTAGCAAAGACGATGCAGCAGACTGACCAATTGAAATTTCGTTACGTGCGCCCCAAGCTTTTCTTAAACCATTAGCACTTAAGTCACCTTGTCCTGCATACAAGAATGCAGCGCTTAGTGGTTCACGAAGAAGATTCTGTGCAGTCTTATCTGCAGCAGCAATAATACCACCAATAGGACGTGCAACATTCTTACCAAAGTCTACACCAGCTTGACGCAGAGTACTATAGAATCCGTTGAATTCTTCTCTATCGTTAAAGGGAGCTGTAAATACATCCCAAACAAACTTAGCTGGAGACACGACAGCAAGGCCGACATCGCCAACCCAGTCTGCTGTACCTTTACCTAGTTTACCTAGACGATTCCAAAGCTCCACTAGATAGCCCTCATTAATGTGTTGATAATCTGACGTGTATCTTCAGATGTATCATCACGTCCTGCAATGTATGCAAGGATTGGATAGTAGGCATTCATGTTCTGTGCAAACTTCTGGTCACCCATTCCACCGCCAGGAAGAGTTAATGCTTCAGGTCCTGGTGTCATCATGCCAACAGGATTAGCTAATGAGCCAGTTGTAATATCTTCACCAGCACGACCTGTAGGTTCAGTAATGCTAGGCATTGGTCCTAGTTGTGATGCTGGAATACGCATAGGACGAGCGCCGCCTGCAGCGGCAGGTGCAGTACTCTTTACGCCAGGAGCACCAGCTTGCTGCTGTTGCAATGCTTGAGTAGCACCGTATTGTCCACCACCAGTTTGACGAAGTTGCATAGCCTTGCGAGCTTTGTCGCCAGCTTGTCCACTACCGCCTGTAGCTGAAACGCGATTAGGATTATTCTGTGGCGCAGTAGGGCGCATTCCGCCTCTGTTCTCTTGTGCTGCCATTATTCATCATCCTCTTCAAAATCATCTAGTGGATTTTTAATTGGGTCCTTTGGGTCAACTATCCAATCAGGATAACTGGAACGGTCCATAGCAAATGCCATAGCTGTGCCCTCATCGAAGCCTGCACGCACACATGCATCGTAGACTTCTTTAGCAGCAATAGCCCAATAATCAATCTTAACTAATACTGGTTCTTTAGTTGTTCTTCTACGCCGAGCTTGAGGCTTGGCCTTCTTAACTACCTTCTTACGCTGACTAGGCATCGCCCCTCCTAAGCTATCTTAATCCGGCCAATAAACTCATTATGTCTGGAACTCCACCGGCCTCAGGACCTGGAGTAAGAGCGCCTCCTACTGGAACGCCAGCGGGAGCAGGGGACGGTTGCTCAACCATAGAGGGAGCCCCAGCAGGAGGAACTTGTTCTGCCGGTGCGAAGATGTCTTCAATAGCATCTTCAATTGCTCTACCTTTTTGACGCGCTTTAATTACCTGAGCAATCTTTGCGACAATCTGGCTAGCATCTCCACCTTGAGCAGCAATTTGTGGAATGGCTTGAGTGTACTGTTCTAGCGACGTAAGTAAAGCTTGTCGCATGTTTTCAATTTCAATCTTTTCAATTTCTTGGCTGACGTTAACTGTGAATGGTAGTTCACGCATTGCCATATCCTTGGAGATTAATCCACCACCAAGAGCTTGTAGCATAAAGATAAGACCCTGTGCTGGGTTTAATCCTGCTAGCATACCATAACGCACATCTGCGCTGAAGTCACCCTTGATATCTTTTACAGGTGAATATGTGATTTCGTACGGTGCACCAGAGTCAACACCACGAATGGTCTTCTCCATTGGGAAAATCTTTTGGTCAACCTCAAAGCAGATTGAGATGACATCACGGAGGGCGCTGGCAAAGACAGCCTGTGCAGATTTGACCTGAGTATCGAAGGCACCCATGAGAGCCTGAACGCCCTGGCCCGTGACAATCGATGCGTCAATGTTGCCCGTACGTCCTTCAGGATAACGAGCACCAACACGCAATTCCTGATTCAATAAAGCTTGTTCTGTAAATGCACCTTGTGGAATTGTAAGCTCAACGCGACGAACACCAGCTGGCTGGCTTGTGCGGATAACCGCATCTCCACCGAGCTGTAGTTCTTGTACATCTTGTGGAAGTACGATAGGAGCTTGTACAGATTTTTCTGCTGCTTCCATTGCAAGCAACGCGAAGCGGTTGCGTAGCAATTGGATACCTAGGATATCATCAAACTGTCCACGTAGTTCTCCATCGATAGATGGCTTACGTGCAACAATTACCATCATCTTGCCGAGAGGATTCTTAGCAGAAGATAGTACTAGGTTATCTTTGTCTGGTAAGTAAACTACTGATTGGTCTTTGTCGTAGTAACGAACCATTTCAATCAAATAGTTCAAGTCTTGCTTGTAGCCTAAGCCACCAAGTAGCTCACGCTCGAACTCTGGGAACATTGATACAAGTTCTCCAAGAGTCATTGAGTAACGTTTTGCGAATGCTGTGCACCGACCATAGCGGTCAAATTCAGGGTAAGCACCCATTGGGTTTTCTAGGCGGATACGCGGCAGGTTCGCTTCCATGTCCAGTTCAATAATGAACGGCAGGAATCCATAGGTTAAGTACCAGTCCGCCCCCGAATACATCTGTACGGATAAGTCAGAATGAGCAAAATAATTGCTAGCAATGCGAGTACGCTTGTCAGCGAATGCGCGAGCACGGTCGCTCGTTTGATTTGCTGCGGAACAGTTGACCGCAGGCAGAGGCGCCATAACCTCAGATAGGTCTCGAGCAACAACGTCAATAAAATTCGCAACGACATTTGCATCTACCCCATCTGGAAAGAAGTCAGGATATACGGATGCAATCTCACCTTTACGTACGGCAAGGACGTCCTTGTTACGTGCGTCCCTGTCAGCATTGCGGTAGCGCAGAGACTCTACGCGTGCTGCAATCTGTTCGATTGTAAGTGCCATAGTTTCCTATCCGTATACTTCAGACCATTGCTCTGCAATAGCCTCATCTAAGTTAATTGCCATACGACGTTCTTTTTGAGCTCTTGTAGCCCATCGGTTGTTAGCCCATCTAGTTGTCTGACTTGACTGTTGCATCAATTCGCGGATGCGAATGATAGCAAACCATAAAGCCATAACGCAGTCAGTTGGGTTACGTGTTTCAGGTTTCCAGGTTATTAGCTGTTGAACTAAAGCCTTTAGTCCTTCGCTGCCTTCATTGCTTGGTAGTTCTATAATGTTGTTGTCTTGGAATCTTCCATCTCTAAGGCTACCAAAAAGGCTTGCCATAGAAGCCACACCGAAAGAAGTATCCCACTTATTCTTACCAGTGAAGTGAGAGTTAAGCTGACAGCCGTACATCGAGAGCCAGTTTCGCAACTCGTCATCGAGTGCGTATGCTTTCTGGTGTGCGTTAATTTCAATTCGTAATTCCTGAGGCTTGTACTTTTGTACCCAGTCCTCAATCAGTGCTCTGATTTTCATTGGAGTTGGGTCTGTCATATTGACAGCATCCAAAATATAAATCATGCTATCTGCACGGTTATACGTCGCGACCACCGCTGCCGTGTTCCCCGTCATCGCAGGGTCGAGACCAATAACCGTGTAAGCTCCGTCTAATCTTTGAGGATGGCCAGGAGCGCCTTGCTTAAGCGGTCCGCGCTTTCGCATACCGTTGACACATCCTGCAATTGCTGCTGGCGCAAAGATAGCGTCTTCGACGACGTCTTCTTGTTGATAGACCATTGCCCAGACAGAAGGCGCCACTTCGCTTCGTCTAGTGAAGAGAGCTCCCCCGTCCCATTTGGGGTATAGTCCTTGTTCATTGGCTTCGTCTTTCTCGCCCTCGGGCCTATCAGTGTATGGCCACAGTGTTTTCCAGTTTGCGGGCTTCTCATCAAATTCTAATACTGCAGGTTGTGCAAAGTAGGTGAATGGAGATTTGCCACCTGTCCATTGTTGGCCATCTCGAATCATCTTGTATAAATCTACCGGCGAAACACGGGTCCCTACGATAAGTAGTTTCCCGTGTCTGCCTAAGCGTGTGATGACTTCTTTCTGAAGCCATTCAATTTGCTTCTCCCATTCATGGGCGTTTGAGTTCATCACAACATCGTCGAGGATAATCAAATCGGCGCGAGCACCATAGATTTGGCTACCAAAACCAAGAGCCTGGACGGTAGGGTCTTTTTCACCCGAGTCACGTCCTGAGCCTAAATAAATCATGTCAGCAGACCACGTCGTGGAATCTGCTTTGTATCCACCATTCGGGCCAAAGGCCGTCTGGAGCTTAATCCAGTTTGGGTGGGAGAGTCGGGTCTTGATGGCGCTTAGGAACTTGCGGGCCATGCCCTGGGTCTTAGAGACTACAATGATGCGTACGTTCGGGTCAACGGCTAGTCGGTAGGTCACGTAGTTAATCGTGATGACTGTGGACTTAGCGTGCTCGGGTGGTACGTTAATCAG